AGACAACATGTAAGAAAAATATTCTGAATCTGTCTGATTAGATAATCTATAATTCTTCATCTTAAAAAAATAAGGATGGGTCAGTAGAGAAGACAATGTGTTCAACTCAGGAATACCCATTAGTTCAAAAGGAACATTGTACAACAGTTTTGGATCATTTCTGAATAAATTCAATCCTTGGAATAGTTTAAGATGCAGATGAGTGTTTAGTATACCTATCCACATCGAACCTAAAAAACTCCCTTCTTTCCGCATGTACTCTAAAGATTTTGATGTTATCTCTTCTGCAGACAGAACCATGTCACTTGAATGACTGAAATCTATTGAACTAATTCTAAATTTGAAATCAACATTATAGATACCATTCAAAGTTCTGAATATAGAGCTGAATTCACACACATGTTGGGAATAAGAACTTTTGTATAGATTCCTTTTTATACCATTCAAGCCATTGATTTTCATTGTATAGGATAGATCCACATCAAATACCTCGTGAGGTCTATATTCTTTACTAAATTCTATTGCTCTGCATACATCATCACTGGTATCATAAGAAGTTATTTTGTTAAACATGGGACCTCGATCATTGGTTGTTATACTTAATAAAGCAGTTTCTATCATCCTTAAATTGTCAGCAGCCAATAGACTAGTAGTGTTTCCCAATATACCCTGAATTATTCCTTCAGGACAGTGGAAGTAACCCATTTCTGCGTTTCCTATCTCAGGATCCAGATGCGTCATTTCATAACACACCTTGCCTATCATATCTTTCCTTCCTGAGTCACTGATTTTTTCCAATCCAGCTTTTATAGGATATTTAATTATTTTGTTGGAAAATGTTTTTAGTTGAAATCTCAGAAGCTTTCTCATATGTGGTTCTTTTATTCTACTTCCAAGCACTAAGTATAACACATAGGATAATTGAGATGGACCCCATTTAGAGCAATCAGCATTGTCAAAATAATATCTATCTGATCTCACAGTTTTGTCAAATGTTTCACCAACTTTCTCTTCTTTGTTTGTTTGTTCTATCATGTTAGTGTGATCTCCTAAATCATGTTCTATTTTCCTCTGATGTCTAGCTAAACTTTCAACAAAGAAAGCAGATAATCTCATAGGTGAATTTAGAACTCCTATTTCTCTGGGTCCTATTTCTCCTTTTTTTACCATTCTACCTACATGTTTGAATTTCTTTCTGGAATTGTATAATAAGACTGGTATCAATGATGTTGTGGTGTTTAACAGCTTAGATGGTTCAAATTCTTCTTTGTAAACATCATTATCATCTTGGAAATTGTTTATGTTTTCCATGGTGGTCTTGTAACATTTACTAACCTGAGATTTCACCTCGGTTTTCTTTTCCATTCTTGTTTTCCCTTTGCCAAGATCAACAGTTGTTTCTGTCTTAATTTTTTCAAGTTTAACTATTCCATCTTCACCTTGATATCTAACTGATCCTCTATTGTTCATTACATCATTTATGTTGAGGTTGTATGTGTGATTTGAAAAATTGTACATGTCTAGACATTGTGATATAGTATTCCCTTTCCCTAACCTGAAAATGCTATTCATTGCAGATAGAGCTACAAAAGCAAGATTTGGATTAAATTCTTTGTATTCACTAACAAAATCAATGTCATTCAACTCAAAAAGTAAGTCTCCAGTTATATTTTCAAAACTTTGTCTATGAGCTGTTCTTCTTATGAAAGATTTCCTAGAGTCTATGAATTTCTTAGCTACCAAACATTCTTCCAACAGATCATTATTTCTATTCATTGTCAGCAATCTGCAAACATACAAAGAATTGTAACAGGAGTTTTCAGAGTAAATGGGAGTTGACTCATGAGGGAAGCAAATGTGCCATTCCCTTGTAATATCCTTTATTTTGTTTCCTTTTAACAATTCTGATTTTACTAAAAATTTCGATGTAGCTTTGCCTTTTATGTCATGTGCTGATAGAAAACATATCAGAGGAAATGTCTTCATAGCTCTAAGGAAAAATATCTTTTCTATATGGGACTTTGGAACATAAAACCCTTCAACTTCGTTGTTTTCTTTTCTAAATTTAAAGTTCTTGAAATTCTCATGTAGGCCTTTGGAAATTCCTGTAGAACCAACAAATAAATATCTAACACATTCTGAAGCTTGAGAGAACCCAGAAGAATTTATCAGACTTATCAAAGCCAACATGAAACCATCATGTTCATGCTTTCTTTCAGTGTGAGTTAAGAAAGTCTCCAAGTGTTGACTGTAAAATGATAAATACTTATGGTACACTGTGGACCACCAATCTAACATGACAGGTGAAACAGTGAACCATCTTGTCTGATTTTTACTATGTTGTCTTATTATGAAATTGCTCATGTCAGACTCTAAATCACCTTGAATGCAAACTTGAGTTTCATTTCTATTAGTTAGAGTGAAAGAAGAAGAATTGAATGCTATAGCTCTCCTGTTCGATACATTGTTGAAACATATGTTAACTTCATTTTTCCTTATTGAGCTATTTGAAATTATTTTTTGAGTGATCCTCCCTGAATTGATAACAGCATCTGCTAAATCTTGGTGAATGCTTATGAGATCAGAATATTTTGTTTTGGTCATAACATACAATTGATTCATAAGATGCTTCTTTGTACTAGCTTTGACACTTCTGTCCCCTGAGTCTGGTACAGATAACATTATATTATCAACAATCTTTTCTAAATCATCATTTGTTCTGTTGTTGGAATATTGACAAAAGAATTCTTTCGATTCTTCCAACAATCTTTCATAATGAGTGGCTGAGTAGTCCAAATCATCTATCTCTTCTAATCTGTGATTTACTTTTCCAATGTGCTCATCCACCTTAGATTGGACAATGTGATCTAATAAGCAAAAATCTTCTATTCTAAAAGAATTTGTGTATATTTCTCCTTCTTTATGAGCATGAACCTTGATTTCAGAATTATCTATTTTCCTGGAGGAATTCAACTTAGTTTTCCTGATTTTGTTCAATGAGAATTTCTTGTTCACAAAAATGTCAAAATCTTCACATTCTTGATATGTTTGATCAATGACATCCACAGTCAATTTTTTTGACAAAAATTTCATAAAAACAGTGTTCACTCCTGAGTCAAAAAGTTCTTTAGCTCTATCAAATGGTGAATTTGTGTCAGAAAAACCTTTGATTAATGGAACAAACGTTAATGGTTTTGTTGAAAAATCTCTCATTTGATTGAAAAAATTGCCACAATATGATTGATTGATCAACAATGGAAATTCACGCCTCAATTCTTCAAATTCTCTCATAGAATTGACACCATTGAATCTAAGACAACCCAATATCTTATCTATGTTTCTGTAGACATCATCAATTTTGTTGTCTTGTACCTTGGGATAGTCAAGAGAAATCAATTCTGGATTCATGGATTTTATAGCCCTATCTCTAATTTGATTAAATTCTTCCCTACCAACATCTTGCATCTGATCTAAATAACCATCTATAACATCAAATGCTCTATCAAAGACACAACCAGGATCTTCAAATTCAAAATTGTACTTAAAATCAATCTTAGATTCTAGAGGTGACCCTAGTTCATATGATTCATCAAAAACTCCTTTGAGCATGATATCCTTGGCTTTCTGAGTAGAATTATCTTCATAATCTTCAGAATGTTTAGCTTTGTAGTCATAGCCTATAATTAGACCATCCTTACTGCACATCATGTCTATGTCATTAATGCGTCTAACATGTTCATGATCGCATCCTTCTATAAGAATCACTGAAAAACCATTCATGATCTTTTTCATAGCTGCATCCAACAATCCAATGGTATGGACCACTGATCCTTTACCGGCCATAAAAGTCATGTTATCAAAAAGTTTCCCATATTTCCTATAAATGTTTTCTATATCTTCATTGTTCACTTCTTCTTTAGAGAATACATTCAATATATCTTCTCTAATTGAGTGAATGCTTAAATATCTCCAAGGAACCAAGGACAAATAGTAATCCTTATTGTACTCAATTTCCATACTGCTAGCC